AGGAGATAGACTTCGCATGATATTTCACCCAACTCCTTGGAGAGGTCTAAATGTTTTACTTGCCACCATGCAATTACTCGAAAAAGAAAATGTTGAATTAGATGTTTATAGTAGTTGTGAGATATATGGAAAAGATTTTAAAAAAGACAATGATGACAAATACCAAGATCTTTATGATCAAGCTAAAACATTAAAAAATGTAAATTATCTTGGTTATAGAAGTAATGATTTTATTTTAAGTAAATTGCCTTATTATCACATGTTTGCTTACCCTTGTATCTGGGAAGAAACTTCTTGCATATCTTTGCTTGAATCCATGGCTGCAGGTTTATATTGTATGACAACAAACTATGGTGCTTTGTTTGAAACAGGAGCCGAGTTTCCTGTATATGTAAACTATGAAACTAATTTAGTAAACTTGGCGCATCAATTTGCAGAGGGTATTAAAATATGTCGGAACACGCTCCACGAACCAATGATCCAAGAACATTTAGACGAACAACAAAAATATGTGAAACGATTTTACTCTTGGGATAAAAAAGCTTTAGAGTGGACTAATTTTCTAACAGGCATATTAGATGCAAAACAATAAACCTATTTGGTTAAAAGAGGAACGTCCTGTTAGTTTGTTTGTAGCAACCCCTGTGCATAGTGATGTGTCAATGCATTATGCTCAAACTATGTTAGAGTTACAAAAAGAATGTATGAAACGTAATATGCGCATTATGTTCCAGATGATGAAATCATCTTTAGTTACCCAAGGCAGAAACCTTTGCGTAAGTTACTTTTTAAATACAGATTTTACACACTTGTTATTTGTTGATTCAGATATTGCTTTTGATCCAGAGGCTATATTTAGATTAATAGAATTAGACAAAGATATTATATCAATACCTTATCCTATGAAAACAGCACAATGGGATACCCTAATGCAAAAAATTAAATCTGGTTTTATTAAGAAAGATGATGATTGTCAACACCATATACATCAATATCCTTTGCTAATTAAGGATAACAATCAGGATATAAAAATTAATAAAGGTGTTATAGAAGCAACGCACTGTCCTACTGGTTGTATGTTAATAAAACGTGATGTATTTGATAAATTAATTAAGGCCTATCCAAACAGAGAAATAGTACAAAAAACTACAATAGATGGAAAGTATATGGACAGACCACATTTTTATAATTTTTTTGATACTTATTATGATCCAGAAACAAAAAGATATTTAGGTGAAGACTTTGCTTTCTGTAGGTTATGGTCAAAAATTGGTGGTAAATTGTTTTGTTATATTATGAGTTATATTACTCATGTTGGTGAGTTTCAATACACAGGTAGATTGTATGATGAGATGCACGATCAGGGAGTTGAAACTCCCCCAAAATCAGAGTAAACTAGAGGTTAAGTAATTACTATAGGATTTTTATGATATTTGGATTACCTTTACTAGGTGGTGCCGCTCTTTTGGGAACAGCCGCATTTGGAATTGCAAAGTTAGCAGGAGCTTCTACCAGAAAAGCATTACTTGCAGGTTTAGGAGTTTTTGGTGGTTCTGCTGCTCTTGGTGCTATGACAGGAGCTGGAGCAGCCGCTAAAACAAAGGCATTAGCATCAGCCTCTGGAGCAGGTTCAACGTCTGCAGCCACAAATGCCGCCGCTTTACAAGCATCAATGGGTGGAGGTACAAGTGCAATTTTAGGTCCAGGTGGTACAGCAATAGCGACACCAGGTGCTTTAGGTGCTGGTTCTGTAGGATCAATAGCTTCTGGAACTGCGGGTACAGGTTTTAATATTGGGATGGGTGCAACAGGACCTTCACTATTAAACACTCCAACAGCTGTTGGACAGTATGTGCCAGGTGTTGTTGATGCAACTGGTGCCGCAAAATCGATAGTAAGACCTGATTTAGTTACAGAACCACAATCAGTGGTTGACAAAGTTTCATCTTTTGTGGGTGAAAATACAGGTGCAACTCTTGGTGGTGTGGCTGCATTAGGCAGTTTAGCAATGTCACCTAAAACAGCACCTATTTACGATGATTCATCACTAGAGCCATTTGGTAATGTAGATCGTCAAGCTTTACTAGAGGAGCAAAAAGCTAGATTTGATCCTACAAGTGAAAGAAAAGAATACGTTATGGCTGAAGGTGCGTTAACACCAGAAAATGTATATGAACGACAAGAAGAAATGTTTGCAGCAAGACAAGGTGGTCTAGCAACTCTTAAATTAAAAGAAGGTGGTGTAAACTATTTACCGTCAAAATCAGATCACGATGAAAAAGATGCAAATAATTATGTAAGAGCTATGGGTTATGTAGAAGATGGCTCTGGTAATGGTGATAAAGATGAGGATACAATGTTAGCCCAATTAGCTGACGGTGAGTTTGTGTCAAGAGCTGATGCTATTTTGGGTGCAGGTATTATGACAGGAGCAAACCCAGATGATTTTAAAGAAATGAGAAGAAAGGGTGCACAGTTTTTTTATAAACAACAAGATTCATTTAAAAGAGTGTACGATTTAGTAAATGATAGAAATAAAGCAAGTTGATATAGAGTGTGTTGATGTGTTTTGGGATAAAGTAAAAAATTGGGTTTATAAAGTGGTAGTGCAGTCTAATGGTCGTCATACATTAGATTCTACATACAAACTTTTAAAACAAGGCACAATGACTATGTTTTTAATAACTGATAAGAAAAAGCTATGCGCTGTATATGTTGTACAAAAAGTATATTACCCTGCAAAAATAGTGTTGGGAATTTTGTTTTGTGGTGGTAGCAAAGTTATTAAAGAAGTAAAAAAAATAGAAAAGTTTTTCTTAAACTATGCAAAAGAACAAAAATGCGATGGTTTAGAAATAATTGGACGAAAAGGATGGGACAAAGTTATTAAAAAAAATAATTTAGAATTTAAAAGAACAGGATTTTTCTATGAAGTGGTTACTTAAACTTATACCAATTAAAATAAAAATTTGGCTATACAATTTATTGTATGCAGATATTGCTTGTAAAGGTGAAGCAGAGGACACTGAACTAGCTCACATCAACGAGTTTGAAGCACAGTTGTTAAAAAGAGTTGGTGGCATGGGTAAGAAAAACCCTATCACTGGACTAAGAGGTTTCTTAGGTGGTGGTGGAGGTGGAGGCCCTGCTCCCGCACCAGCTCCCTCGCAACCTGAAAGAACAACACAGATACAAAGAGAAGCACCAGAGATTGAAGCTCGTAAACTTGCATTATTTGATGAAGCTATTGATTTATCTGCACAACCGATTCCCGTGCCTACAATACAAGCGGCTGGCCCTTCTCCCTTGCAACAACAACAATTTGCTCAAGCATCTGGATTAGCATCGCTTGGTCAACCTACATTCCAACAAGGTATTGGATCTGTGCAACAGGCTCAGGCTACAGCTCAACAAATGCCTGACATTATGAGATTTATGAATCCTTTTCAGTCCTTTGTTACTGATGAAATAAACAGACAAGCAGAAATATCTCGTAATAATTTAGCTGCTCAGGCAGTTAATGCAGGAGCTTTTGGTGGTGGTCGAGAGGGTGTTGCTTTGGGTGAATTAGAAACAGGAAGAATTCGTTCGATTGGTGAAGCACAAAGAATGGGTTATCAAGATGCATTAAAAGCAGCACAAGCTCAACAAGGACAAGAAATTTCAGCAGGACTAGAAGGTGCTAGATTGTTAGGTACTTTGGGTGGTGCTCAAGCTCAAGCAGGTATTGGTGCTGCTCAAGAAATGGCTAGAGCAGGTGCAGTTCAACAACAATTAGCTCAACAAGCTTTGACTGCACAAAGACAAACAGAGATTGCTAGAGCCTATGAGCCTTATCAAAGAATAGAATTCCAAAAGGGTATCATGACAGCTTTACCTACTGCTGCATCTACAGTTACAACACAAACAGGCCCTGGTGTTGATCCTTTAGCTAAAGCTGCATCGACAGGACTTGGTGCTTATGCCGCATATCAGTTATTAAGAAACACAGGTAACTAATGGATAAGACTTTACTCAGACCTTTATTTCAAAAGAGATTTATGGAGCTACACAAACCACAAGGTTTTAATCGTGGTGGTCCTGCTGTAAATTTTCAACAACTTGCTATGAATAATCAAAGTAAGCAAAATGATCAAGGTATAATGCAGTTTGCAAATCTAATGCCTGATGCTAGTGCTCCTGTAACACCTATTCAAATAAAAAACCTGTCTGATTCTGATAGTGAATTAAATCAAGATGCTATTATGAATGCAATTGAAGAGGGCAGACAAAAAGCAAAAAAGTTTCAAGGTGCTGTTGAAAATGTAGGTGGTATAAATAATATTACGCAAGATAACGTAGACCAAGTTATTACTGATAATCAAATAAAACAAAGTGAGTTAAAACCTGAAGGTGAGACTAAAAGTAAAGAGGGTCTATTTTCTGATTCATTTAAAAGAGGAATTTTTGCAGCTAAATTAGCACAAGCATTAGCACAACCTGGTGCTACTTTGTTTTCTGGGTTTGCCACAGGTGTAGGTGAAGCTGCTGGTGCACTTGGTAATATAAGAATGGCTGAACTTGAGGCAGAGGCACAAGCAAAAAAAGATGCAAAGCTTGTGACCATGGTTGACCTTGCCAGTGGTAGTGATGATCCTATATTAGTTCCAGAGCAAGAGGCTTTTCAGGCTACTTTTATTGGACCAAATGGTAAACCACAAAGACGATATGTAAAAAAAAGAACACCTACTGAATATATTGAAGTTTATGATCCAGAGTATGGATTTGACACGCGTATAGATAAAAAATTGTATAATCCAAAAATTCATCCGATGCCAAGAGGAACTTCAAAAAAAATGGTAAAAGTTATTAACAGAAAAACTAGAAGTTCTGAAGAAATTTATTTTGATGACTATGTGTTAGAAAAAAAAAGAGGGTTCCCTAATTATTTTCCTCAAAATGTAACGGCGGACGAAAAAGAAGTTACAATAAATGGTGAACCAAGTTTTGTAAATCAAACCTATTTTGATAAAGAGATGATAAAAAAATATGAGGATCCTAATTATCAATTACCTTTTGATCCCCCAAAAGGATATAGCGAAAAAGCAGCAGAAAATGCGGTAGCAAAGGCTGCTGCAGAAAAAAGGGTTAAACTTGCAGAAATTAGAAAAGATAAATCTCTTACTTCATTAAACAATACAGTAGGTTTATATAGATTAGGTAATAAAATTCTATCAAGAAAAGAAGAAGCTTTTACAGGACCTGTAGGAAACATGGTCTTGATAATTGATGGTGGTAGAGGTTTTATTGAACAGTCAATTGAACTTTTCTCAAATACCAAGAGAAATGATCGTATTCGTGAAGAACAAGCTCTGGGTGGCAAAGAGATGACTTACGAAGAAGAAATAGGTCTTACAAGACAATATCTTAACGATTTAAAATCTGGGCAATTAGCAAAAAGAAGAAAAGCAAAGGGTCAAACTTTATCAGATGCAGAAAAACAATTTGCTGATGTTTTAAGAGCAGAAGAAACAGCAGGCTTGCAATCTGATATTTTAAAATTTGTTTATACTATTGCAAAAACAAATGAAGAAGGAGGCAGATTTTCAGTGAATGATATTGAATTTGCAATTAAACAAGTAGGTGTAAGTTCTTCAAGAAAACAATTAGAAGGTGGTGTAAATTCTGTTCTTAGCAATACTATAGATGCTAACGTTTTTTCTTTTATGAGTAATTATGGTTATAATATGACTGATGAAAGTAGGGCTAAACGTAATAAAGACTTTCCTCAGTTTATTGAAATTTTTAACGAGTATGACCGTCGCCAAGACTATGCACCTATAGGTGCTGATGGTGATAGTGGCTTTGGGCCTGAGAATATTAGAAAAAAATGACAACATTATTTAATAATATACAAGAGTATAAAGAAAAATATGCTGATGAGCTTGCAAAACCTCAGAATAAAGATCTTACGGATCAAAAAATAGCAGATTTTGTATATGAAAAATACAATAGTTTTAGACCTGAATATGATCAATTAGACTATTTTTCTTTTATGCAAGAGTTTTATCCAGAAGGTGATTATAACAATGTTGATACATACAGACAAAAATTTAACATCCCAAATGAATTAACCAATTTAGAAGTAGCTAGAAATCTATATAAAAAAATCGAAGATGATGAAACTAAAACTGTTAAAATAAAATTTCCAGATTTTGCAAACACTTTTGCGCCAAGATATGAAACAGTCATACAGGGTCAAGAATTAAAGATGCCCACAAAAGAACTTAAACCTTATAATTTAACTGAGATTACTGAAGTTCTTCCCGATGTAGATGCAAAAACAGATTATAATACAACAATTGGTAGACTTGGTGCTGGTTTGGCCATGGATGAAATGAACGCAAATCTAGTAATATTAGATGAAGCGAAAAAATATTTTGGCAAAATAGATCCAAATTTTGTGGATCAAGTTAAATTACGTGAAGGAAAAGGCACAGGAGCTTTGGAGTTATTTAATCCTGTCACACAAAAATATCAATTAGTAAATAGACCTGGTTTGGACGCAGGTGATATAACAAGCCAAATTGGTAATGCTGCAGTAATTGCAGGAGAGCTTCTTGGGTATGGCATTTCACGAGGTAAAGGTTTTTTAGGAGGAGCAAAAGGAATAAGTGGAGGTGCTATAGGTGCCACTGCCGCTGAAATGGGTAGATTATATGCAGGTAATCTGTTTTTTGGTATTAACCAAGAATTAGATGGGTTGATGGATTATGCCAACCAAGCAAAGGGTGTTGGGTTTCTTTCTGCTGTGGGTGGAACAATAGGTGAAGGTGTGGTTGCGATACCAAAACTATTTCAATTATTAAAAAAAGGTAAGAGTGCATTTAATAAAGTCACTGCTGACGAAATGAGAGAGTTTGCTGTGGATGTAGAGGATGCTGACATGCTTGAAACTATTATAAACAATAAATTGGCGGCTAGAGAATTATCATCCAGATTAAAATTTAGTTTACCACAAGCAACAAATGATCCGTTTTTGTTAGAGTTTGCATATGCTTTTGAAACAAATCCTCGCCATGGATTAAAAGGGGTATTTAGAGAATTTAATAAAAATAATGCAAAAGCTGTTGGAGATTTTTTTGATGCATATCTCAATGGTTATAGTGGTAAAAACTTTGATAGCATGCAAGGTCTTGAAATAGTAAAAAGTAAACTTCAAAAAGCAGTTCAAGAATCACAAGAACAACAACTAAAATCTGCTCGCATGAATTTACAGAGAGCAGAAGATGATTTAACCGATTCTGTGGTTGCATTACCTGACGGAAGTTTTAAAGCACAAGGTAAAGAAATAAGATCAATAGTATCGCAACTTAAAGATGACTATAATAAAGATTTTAACCTAAGATATAATACACTGTTGAATGTTGATGGATTAAAAAATGGTGGTGGTGCTCGTGTAGTAAAAAAAGATTTAATTGAATCTGCGCTAAAAAATATTGCAAAAAAGGAAAGAGAATCTTTATTTGCTTTGTCAGATAATTTTGCTGGACTAATTAAATTTAAACCTGGGCAACCAATAAATCTTAGAATGTTACACGAAACAAAATCAGATCTTTTACGATTTAAAAGAAACCTACAACAAGGTAAAGTTTTAACAGAGAACCCTCCATCAGAGGCTAAAATAAATCAACTTGTTAAAGCGATAAATGATCAAATGGAAAAGGATTTAGGTGCAGATGATGCTTGGCTACAAGCATATAGACAAATTGATACCGAGTTTATGAATTACAAAAATCAATTTAACAGTATACTTGGTAAATTAGTCGAAAAAAAAGGTAATAAATTAATGATTGCTGATGAAGATGTGTTTGAACAAACATACAAAACGGGTAAAAGTTTTGAGACCAGAATAGATGATGTTTATGATGTATTAAAGGATGATACAACAAAATTACAGTTATATAAAGATGAAATTTTACGTCACTATCGTAACACATTGGATAAGACAGGAGAGGGTAAAATAAATGTTGAAGCACACAAAAAATATTTGAATCAATATGACTACGCACTTAAAAAATTTTTTGGTCCAGAGGGAGCAAAAGATTTACAAAAAATTGGTAATTTAGAAAAAAAAGTTGTTGAAAGCAAAAATAATTTAGAAAAAATTGCAAAAGACCTTGCAACAGCAACAGAGTCAAAAATAGTTAGTTTAGATCCTGCTGATATATTTCAACAAACTTTTAAATCTGGAGAATTTGGTGGGGGTGCAACACAAAAACTAAAACAAGTTGTAAATATTATGAAACAAGATACTGATTTACTGAAAAACTTTCAAAATGTGGTCACAAAAAAAATGTACGATACTACAACTTTTGATGGTAAATTTAGTTCAGCAAAATTTAATAAATTTTTAGATGGTAATAAAGAAAATTTAAAAATAGTTTTTGCTGATAATCCAACATATTTAAGTGACCTAAAAGACTTTCAAAAAGTTTTAAATATTTTACAAAGAGAAAAAAGAAGCATGCCAGAGGATTTAGCCAAGTCAGCTATAAATGATTTATCTCGAGCTTACACGGGTCAATTCACGCTTAAAGGCAGAATTTTGACTGCGGCTAACAAAATTTTTACTAGACATGCGGATAAACAACTTGCACGTTTAATGCTTGATCCTAAAGCTCTTAAAGAATTTATAAGTTTAAAAGAAAAACCTGAAGGTTTTCTTGAAACAAAAAAAGGGCGTACTCTCTTACAAGGTATTTTCAGGATGCCAATTCAATACAGTGATCCACCTGCTCCAGAACTTACACCAGATGAGTCAGAGTTAGACTTTATAAATAGAAAATCGTATGAGTTACAACAAGAGGAGGTAGACGATCAATCTGCAGCACCCTCTCCAACAGTAGACATGTTCGCTATGGAACAAATGCCACGACCCACGGCACCCGCTCCAGTGACACCACCTCCTGTACAACAACCGCAACCTGCAGGAATCGCGGCTTTGCCAACAGATAGAGGACAAACATATGCAGGATTATTTCCAAACGATCCATCGGGACAAATGATAGCACAGAGAGGTAGACAAAATGCCTGAACCTAGAACAACCAAAGAGCATATAATTTCACTGTATGGTCATATACAAGGTGTAAAAAAAGAAGTGACTAATATAAAAGAAAATCACTTAGCACATATGCATCAAGA